GGAAGCTGCACGCCCGCGCTCGTGAGTGCTGCGTCATGCGCACTTCCGAGCGACCGCACGCTGTACTCGATGCCTTCTGCTTTGCATACCGCAGGCATCGTGGCCTGAATGACCTCATGAGAGAAGTCCTTCATGGGGTGTTCCTGGTCCTCTTTGAACTTCTGCTGAAAGACCGTCTCCTGATGCTCGTCGTACACTTTCTGAATGCGAGCAGGCGTGCGATCGATCGACGGCTTGTCCGTAAACTCCTTCGTCTTCGTCATCGTGTATTCATGAGCACTCGTAACCACTCGCATCTCGCCGATCGTGCCGCGCATGAACACGCGCATATCGCCGTCGCTGAAGGTTTGATCGATCGGGTGCGTATGGAGATGCAGCACTGTGCCATCCGGCCACATGCGTGCGCCCTCCCCAGGCTGAAATACATCTGCGTTCGAGAACCCGCTACCTGGGCCTTGCACATACCGCAACTCGCCTTCAGCCATCACGAGGTTCTGATCGAAGCGCCCGAGTTCTTCCCCGGTTTCACGATTGAGAATGATGTTGCGCTCATTGAGCGTGCCTTCTGAGTTCTTCGCAAACGACTGCAGTTCCTTGATGGCTGCGTCGATCTTCTCCGACGCGCTGGCCGAGAATCGCCCGTGCTCGTCACGAGGGTGAAGTGTTTCCTCGAACTCATCCAGCACGATCTCTTCGCGCTTCACGAACGGCACCTTGGGAAGCTGCACACCTGCTTGCGTGAGCGCATGCGCGAAGGCACGGTCGTGATGCTCAAGCACGCGACGCACGACCTGGAAAGACAGAGCGTCGGCATGATGATCGAACACGCGCTCCCACTTCTCTTCGACGTGCGCAAGCTCAGCCTCAAGCTCGCCCCACGGGAACGTCTGCGGGAGCACAGGCTGCGGCGCACGCTTCCAGATCACCTGCATCGCCGTGAGAATGTCGGCGTTCATCTGATCGACGCCATGCACAAGCTCACGAGCATACCAAACCTCGACCGCTGCGCTGGGTTGCACAGGGTTCAGTCGAATTGGGTTCGGCCCCGGAGCGCGAAGGATCACAGGCGCATCGCCTTCAAGTTTCCCGCGATCTTCATGTGAGCTTCCTCAGCCTTCGTGTGTCGATCAGATGCTTTGGCGTTGTCGCGCTCGTGAGCGCCCGCAGCATAGCGATGCTCCTTCGCTGCGTCGTAGTGCGCCTTGGACGTGTCTTTCTCCAGAGCTTGCTTCGTCGCGTGATTGGCAGAGATGGTCGCGTTGTGATTGCTCTGCGCCCGATACCCCTTCTGATCCGTCGGGCTGGAATGCGCATCTCGAAAGTTGCGCGACGCGGCGGACGCAGCATTGGCGTGTCTACCAGCATCAGAGCGAAGTTTGTCAACCGTATCAGGTCCAGGCTTGGTCTGCACCACACCGCCCTTCGTAGCAGGTGCTGCGCCCTTCTTACCGCCGCCGCCTGTGTACTGATTGATGCTCGACGGATTGTCGTCCTTCGTGATTGAACCGCGTTGGTCGGTCATGCTCGTCCTCCGTGCCAGATGGATTTGTTGAAGTGCTCTTGCGCCCGTGCTTCATGGGATGAGCGCTCTTTGGGGTTCTCTGTCATCCCTGCAGCCTTCATGTGCGACGTGTAGGCTTTCGCGTGCTCAGTCGCAGCGAGACGATGCCCGATGGGTCCGCTCGCTGCACGAGACGCTTCGTGCGCGGATGCGCTTGCACGCTCAGCACCAACGGCAGCGCCCGTGTACTGATTCAACCCCTGCGGGTTGTAGTCAGTCACGAGCGTGATGCTGCCGCGCAGATCCATTGCTAGACCTCGGCGGCAGGGGCGTCGGCGATGGGCTCAGCGGGCTCGCTCGCGGTCTCAGCGGCGACAGCAGGCTCAGCGACCGGCACCTGATCGAGCGCGGCGTCGAGTTCGGGAGACGCGACATCTTCGGGCTGCTCGCCGTTGCCGCCCATGATGAACGCGACGCCGATGCACGGGATCTCGCCGTTGCAGTTGTGCTCCATCGTCACGCTGTTCGCGTACGAGTCAGTCTGAAGTTCTTTGCCGCAGCAGGGAAACTTGTAGGTGGGCACGATGTGCTCCTTGAGTGTTAGGGAATGTAGGGGTCGTTCTGAACCATGCAGGTGCAGAGACACGCGTCTTTGCACTTTTTCTTACACGGGCATTCGCCATCGATGCAGGTGACGCACTGACAGCCCTGGTGCTTCTCGGGATGAATCAGATCAGGTGACGCGGCGACTGCGATGCCCATGCACGGGATGCCGCCCACACAGTTGTGCTCCAGCATGTGAACGCGCTCGGTGAGGCCCTCGGGTGAGACCGTCAAACCGCAGCAGTGAAAGATGTAGTGAGTGACGGTCACAAAACCTCCAACGTGGCAGTCTTGTTGTCGGCACTGACGTGCGTGCCCAGCGGCATGCGCATCGTGTTCTCCATGATCAACCGCTTCAACGCTGCGGTGATCAGATCCTTCGCGTTCTGCTTGCTGCTCGCTGCGTGAAAGTAGCCCCAGCCGTAGAGTGCATCAGCGTAGCCATCGATCGTCGCATTCACCCACTTCGTGTCTTCGTGGAATTGATAGCACTCGCGTGCGATCGCGGCGACTTCCATCTGCAGACGAAACGAGCGCGAGTAGAAATACTTCGCGAGCCAGGAGAAGCGACTGTGACACTGCTGCTGAGAGACGTGCACCAATTCGTGCTGGATGATCTCGATCCGGTTCAGTGCGGCCACCGCGTTGGTGAACGTGCGCGGATAGTAGATGCAGGGGCTGATCGTGAACCACACGCCCTGCGGCATGAAGAAGGCCCACCACGGACGCGGCTTGAGCAGAACGATCATGCGGCCTCCATCTGGTGCGCTGCGAGTGCGGTGGTGTGCGCATCGATGTAGGACTGATGCACGATCTTCTGCAGAGAGTTGGCCGGGAGCAAGGCTTCTCTATGTGCGTTGAGTGCGCGACTGTGAGCCGCGACCGCCTTTTTGTGTAATGCCCTGCTCCCGGTTCTATTCGCCATGTTCGTCGCCTTCTGCGCGACCGCACTGTGACGCATGGCAGTGATGCTCGGATTGTCCGACTTCAGGGATTCGGTGTGCTGATTGCCGAACCACATGTTCGCGTCCATCGCGACGCGCTGGGCATCCTGCAGCATCATGTCGGCGGCTTTCGTGAGCGCAGGGTTCTTCGTGGCTACTGCACCTGCCTCGTTCGCCGCTTCACCCTCTGCGCCTTCTTCGGGCTCTTCGGGCTCTTCGGGCTCTTCAGGTGCGCCTGACTCTCCAGGCTTCCCGCCCTCGGCAGGCGGTGTCGCGCCCGCAGCATTCGGGTCGATCAGCTTGCCCTCGGGCGCGTCCACGTCCAGGCTGTCATAGCCTGACTCGGGATCGTTGGCGAGCTTCGCACGAACTTCCGTGGGAGAGACCACGCCCATCTGAATGTAGATCTGGTCAGTGGCCCCGTTCGCAGCGCGAATGGCGCTCTTGGACTTCTCGTCCATGCTGACGAGATCCGCGAAGTCGAAGGTGATGTCATCGTAGATCTCGCCGAGTTCGCTGCACATGATGATCTTGATCAGCGCTTCGAGTGGCCGACGGAAGATTGCTTCCTGAAGCTGGTTGACGTGGTTGTTGAAGATGGTGATGTCGGTCTCAGCAGTGGCAGTCAGTCCCACGGGTGACAAGCCGAAGAGCACAGTGAGCGGTGTTTTCGCCACGCTCGCCATGTGCTCCTGAGCCTGAGCCTGTAGCTTGTCGAGACCACTGAGTGAAGTTTCGACCTTCTGAAATTCTTCCGTCTCCTTGTCGCACATGAAGACGCCCTGGTTGTTCTGCATCGCCGTGTAGAGCAGCACGCGCTTTTTGAAGTTCTCATAGTTCTGCCCCTGCAGCACGCCGCTCATGTTCGTCTTGAACACGGTCGTGGAGAAATTCTTGAGCAGACGGCCCACACTGTCGCGAGTGCTGAGCCAGTAGTCCACGTAAGGGAGCGCCAACTGGCTGAGCGACATGCCGGAGAAATTGTAAACCGGCTTCAGCAGATCAGGCACAGGTCGGGAGACGAACTGCAGCAGACGCGTCGTGTGCACCTCTTTCGCGTAGACGTACCACGAGGACGGAATGTAGTAGTCCTGCGCGAGCGGATCGTCGGCGTTGTAGCTCGCAGGATACGTGGTGATGGGCTCGATGCCCTTCAGCCGCTTGAGCGAGCCCTTGGCGATCTTCTCTTTCTGAATGAGCAGCGGCGTCTTCAATTCTTCCGCGTCATCCTTGTCGCCGAAATCCACGAAGATCTGAGCGCGACCCATGAAGCCGTCCATCGTCGCGGCCCAAGTGAACCATTCCTTGACGTGCAGTTCCTTCATCTTCTTTTCAAGGATGTCGATCTGATTGTCGCGGTCCTCTTCGCCTGCGCTGCGCAGCTTGATCCACTTGCGCGTCATCTCTTTCGCCGTGCTCTCGCTGATGTCGCGATATTCGTTGATCTGCGTCAACTCGGTGAGATACGCGAAGCCGGGGAAACCGCCGCCACTGAAGAGCGCGGCTGAAGTCGCGCCTGTCGTACTTGTGCCGTAGACTGTGCCGAAGTTCGCATCCATCGCGAGCACATGATCATTGGGCGCGATGCCGTCGAATGGAGGAACGTAGGGCTTCAGTGAGAACTTCGGCTTGGGCATGTTGCGATCGCTCACGCCTGTGCGATCCGCGAGTGCAGCAAAAACGGCCTCATCGGAGACCGTCATCATCTGCTGCTTGAATTTCTCGACCGCTTGAACCGTGTCCGTCTGCTGCGTCGCTCGGCGTCGAGCGATCTCCTTCGTGTTCCGGTAATCGCGAATCTTCTTACCGATCCAGTTCATGAGTGCTCCAGTACATGCTCACACCCACCGCACAAGGCCAGTGGGAATCCATTACGTGGATCGCGGTGGGTCATGCGCCTGCTCCAAACATTCGTAAAAGTTCGTCTGGAATTTCCATCGGCCCACGTTTCGCGATCGCTTCTTCCATCGCTCCGATGAACGAGTCTATGTCGTCGTCCGTCTTAATGTTGGGGAAATTTGCCGCGCTGTCAACGAAATCCGCCACCCAGGACTCGCCTTCTGGTAAGGCGACCATCTTCGCCTCGTGCGTTGGCGAGACCGTGTCAGCACGTAAGACCTTGTCAGTGGAGCGGATAGACTCGAAGATGGGCACGAGCGAGTCGCGGCGAGTCGCTTGCACTGTAGCTTTGCCGGAAGCGCTGCCACCGCCTTCAACGAAGACCCTGCTTGGTCGCCACTTGTCGAATTGGAGTTGGACTTGCCGCTTCACCTCGGGAAATTCCAAGCGGCCCTTCCATACTTCAAGGACATAGTAGCGATTCCGCCCGATGCCCAACGTCGTGCAGGCCGACCAGTCGTTCTGCTTCTTCGTGCCGAGGGCTGTGTCCCATGACTGAATCACCTCAACGATGCCCAGCGCCTGAAACAGTTCGCGCTCCTGCTCGGCGGTCATCATCGAGAGCGGGACGAGCGGCTTATACCACGACCAATTCTCCCGCTTGAAGATGTTTCCTTCCGCTGCTGATGGGCTCTGCTGGTAGAGCGACGCCCACACTTTGCTGCCGACTCCAGGCTCGTCGCTCGTGCCCGACTTGATGCGCTCAAGCATCTCCAGGTTGTAGCGCTCCGGGTGCAGTGGATCGCCTGCCTTGCGCAGCAGTCGCCCGTCGAGCCTGCTGTATTCGTCTTCCTCTGCGATCGCGGGGAACTTGAACACGTCCCACTTCTCGCCGCCCTTCTTCATGTTTGAGAGCAGCCGCCCCGCCAGATCATCTTCATGCCAGCGCGTCATGATCAGCAGGATGCCACCACCCGGCATGGCGCGAGTGTAGAGCGTCGATGCGAACCAATCCCACACGGACTGCCGCACCGTTTCCGAATGCGCTTCTGCCGCGTCCTTCACGGGATCGTCGATCAGCAGGATGTCACCGCCTCGGCCAGTCACGCCTGCGCCCACACCTGCGCTCTTGTACACGCCGCGCTTGTTCACGATCTCGAAGATGTCGCTGTTGCGCAGATACGAACCATCCGCGACGGTGCGAATGTTCTTGCCCCACAGCGTCGTCTTCGGAAACAGATTGTGGTACTCGTCGCAGTCGATCACGCGCTGCACATCACGATTGATGCTGCTGGCCAGATCGCTCGCGTACGATGTGGCGATGAAAGTGATGTCGGGAAACTTGCCGAGCGCGTACGCGGGGAAGCGACGCGAGGTGAGTTCTGTTTTCCCGTGACGAGGCGGTGCCATGATGATCAAGCGTGGGCTGCGCTTGTTGATCACATCGCCCAGGAACTTGTCAAGCACATGCGCGAGTTCGTGATGGAACCAACCAGCTAGGTAGTCGGGCTTCGTGTACAGCGTGAAGTCGACGAGGCTGCTGCGTGCGATCTGGCAATCGATGTCCTGCAGCTTAAATGGAATCGGGGTCGTCATCTGCAGCGCCTTCAGTCTTCGCGACGATCGAGCGCAGCGACTTCAGTTCTTCGAGGCTCAGCTTCGTCAGATCGTGCTTCACCTCGATTGGCCCCTCCTGCTTCGTGACGACCTCGCTCTGCATGGGCACATCGAGGCCGAGATACTTCGAGCGCCGTTCCATCACGCGCAGCAGCGTGTCAGCAGTGCGCGGATCGTTGCGATTCGCGAAGAGGGCCAGCGTGATCTTGTCGAGGCGTTCCAGTTCCATACGCTTCAGCACATCAGCCTTGATGTACAGCTTGATGTTCATCTCTTCGATGATCTCGTGCAGCACGCGATGCACAGTCGTGTCGCTGCAGCCCACTTCGTCGGCGATGGTCTGCTCGCTCGCGCCTGCGATGCGCAGATCCAGGATCTTCTTGTTCCGCTTCTTGCGCTCAATGGCCACTGCCTTTGTCTCGGCGAGTGCTGCAGGGTTGTTGTGTTTCTTGTTCACGCGTGCATCGCGCTTCTTCGGGATCGCCTTCCTGATCTGGCGTGCGCGTGGTGCCTTCAGCTTCACTGGCTCAACGACGGGCATCCTGCCGTTGCGTGCGTTGCCGTTCTTCGCCTTCGCTTTGGGCTTCGGCTTCGTGTCGCTCATCGCTTCATCCTCAACGCCTTCTTGCCAGTGAGATTCTCCCAACGCGCCACGATGATGTCGCAGTACGCGGGGCTGAGTTCTGTTCCGTATGCCACGCGCTCGTGCTTCGCTGCAGCGACAAGCGTGGTGCCGCTTCCCATGAACGGATCAAACACGATGTCGCCCTGATCGCTGAACGCCTTCACGAAGAACTCAGGCAGGCCAACTGGAAACGCTGCGCTGTGGCCGAGCGCTTCCTTGTTCTTGCCCACGCTCAGAATGTTCGACGGATACGCGAGGCCGCCTGCGTCTGATTGTGCCTCAGCGATAACGGCAGACATCAACTTAGACGATTTCCCATCGCCCTGCATGTTGGCAGATGTTGATGATCCAATTTTCTTTTGGGCTGCTGTCAGCCGGGCCTTGCCTGCATTGAATTTCGTGTCGTGCACGCCCTGCATGTTCTCGTCTGATGGATGCACACCCTGGAAGTCAGGGATGTTGTCGCTCGCGTGGCGCACGCGCTCTGGCCGGAACTTGTGCTTCGCACTGCGCGTGAAGTGGAAGATCGGTTCCCACGCATTCTTGAATCGATTGATCACAGCCTTCGGAGTTCCGCCGTGTGTCCAGATCAACTCGTCTACGAGACGCCAGCCCCATGCACGCACATGCGCAAGCGTGAGGTCTTTCACATACAGCACGCGCTGACCATCCTCGCAGTGCTCCTTGATGTTGAGGAAGAACGATCCGTCGTCGTTCATGTGGCTCGCGATGTTTTCCTGCACTGCATCGAACCACGCCACATACGCGTCGGGGAAAATCGGTTTGAATCCGCTGCTCTCATCGTACTCACGCTGAGCCGCATACGGCGGTGACGTGATAGCTACGCTCATACGCTTCGTGCCGAACAGCTTCTTCATGTCGGCAGGCTCACGACAGTCGCCGCACAGCAAGCGATGGTCGCCAAGCATCCACAGGTCGCCCTTCTTCGTGACGGCCTTCTTGGGCGCGACAGGAATTTCGTCCTCGTCCTTTTCTTTGTTGAAGCTGCTGAGATCTTCCTTCTTCAGCAGTGCAGACAGATCCTCGTTGCGCGTCTCGATGGAGCCGAGCAACTCCGCGAGGATCTTGTCGTCAGTGACAGCGAGCGCACCAAGCGGATCGAATGTGGCGAGCGCGATGCGTTCTTCTTCCGGCGACAGATCCACATAGCACACTGGAACCGTTTTCTCTTTCTGCTTCACGGCCAACTCGACGCGCAGATGACCGTCAACGATGTTGCCTGTGCGCTTGTTCACGATGACGCGCTGAATCCATCCGATCTCATCGAGCGCACCACTCAGTGCGACCTGCTGCGCTTTGGGATGCTTGCGCCAGTTCAGCAGATTCGGAATCAGATTCGATGGGGCCACATGCGCTTCGCCGACGATGCGAGATTGCCACCTGGACTTCACGCTCTTGCTTTCCGTGGTCGCGTTGGGTGATGGCGTGGTGGCCTTGCGAGGCTTCGGGGCAGTCATGGGCGCTCTCCTTTGGGTTCGACAGCGTGGTGGCCGTCTGTGGTCGCGTCGATGGGGGAAGCATACGCCCACGCGCAGCGCCGCGCCAATTTCTGCACGCCCGAGATTCTGTTTCTGTCATGCGGACCCGCGCCACCACTGCATCCGCATGGTCGTCCAGAAACACATCAACAGATCATATTTCGATTCTGTTTATGCCGCCTTTGCCTTATTTCTCAACAAAATTTTTGCCTTGAGAACTATTAAACATATTCTTTTCTTCTTCTAAGAGAATTCAAAAGAGAGAGAAGAAGATAGAAGAATGTATTTAAGTAAGGTAGATATATGTAGACTAGAAAATTCTGTTTCTGTTTTCTGTTTCTGGTGAGAGACCCGCGCCGCTGCTGACTCTGTCTGTAAAACGATTTTCGTTTCCCACATTGTGTTTCTAATCGGCTCTCCTTGAGTCTAAAAAATAAATAGTTTTATGCGGGCATCCCGGCAACCTCAACACCCATCAACGTTTGCATGAAGTAAATAAATAGCTGTTTCACGGACGATGCGAGCGTTACGATGATCGTTCGCGCACTCACGCTCGGGTGCCTTCTAGGAGCCTCGCATGCCAGCCCAAGATCTCATACAAGCTGCGCTCGATCTAGCGCAACGCGCCATCGATCAGCCCACGAAACTGCATCGGGCAGAACTCCTGAAAGAACTCGCTGCGCTGCGAGCACGGCAGAGCGATCTACCTGAACCGCCGACCGTCGGAGCATCCGGTTTCTGGAAGCGCTACCGTGAGACGCAACCGTTTCAAGTCACCGACAGTGCGACCGGGCTCAGTGAAACGATCCTCGATCTGCAGAAGGTGGCTGAACGCTGGCGCATCAGCGTCGGCACGTTGAAGCGCAAGCTCGATCTGAATCGCGGTGAGTGTCTCGTGTGGGCCGTCGTGCCCAACGATCATGCGCACCTGACGCCTGGGGATCGCGTCGAAGTCACGGTCACCCGTCTGCCGCACGCTTGAGCCGTCTCATGGCTAAGCCCAAAACTCCCCGCACAGCGTGGGATCAACTTGCCATCGACAAGCTGACAAGCTCAGGTCTCACGGTCGATGACGCAAAGCTCTTGCGCATCGAATATCTCAACGCAGAGCAGACGCACGCAGAGCACGCATCCTTCAGTCCGCTGCCGTCGCTCAAGTTCAACTACATCGACCCGCACACGGGCGAGCCGTCACGCTGCGCCCCAGGTCGGCCAGTGTTCGCACGCTACCGCTACCTGAAGAACGATCCGAACGACATCGCTGCCGCAGCGAAGGGCAAAGCTCGACGCTACACGAATGCCCCCGGCGTCGGCGTGTGTGCCTACTTCCCAAGCAACATCGATTGGGCACCGATCCTCGCTGATCCGCGCAAGCACATTCACATCACTGAGGGAGAACTGAAGGCGGCGTGCGCGTGCAAGAACGGTTTCCCAACCATCGGCATCGGCGGCGTGAGCAACTACCGCAGCGGCAAAGAGGACATCATGTTGATCCCTGATCTCGCGAAGATCAACTGGTCAGGCCGTCGCGTCTTCACGATCTTCGATTCCGACTACGACCAGAATCCTGCAGTGTGCGCAGCGATGAACGGACTTGCCGAGCAACTGTATCAGCGTGGCGCACTCCCCTACTTCGTGCCGCTGCCTGATGTCGTGCAGGGCGGCAAGACAGGTCTGGATGACTTCATCGTCACCGAGCGCGGCGTGACTCCCCTCGGCGATCTCATCGAGCAGCGTGCCGAGTCGCTCACGATCAGCCGTGAACTGTGGGCGCTCAACGATCAGGTGATCTACGTGCAAGATCCCGGCATCGTGCTCGTGCGCGACACGAACCAGAAGATGGCAGCGAGCGCGTTCACCGGACACGCGTTCTCGAACGTCATCGTGCCCGAGCGTGTCGTGCGTCCCGACGGCAGCGTGTCGCTCAAGGCCGTGAGTGCAGCTGACAAGTGGATGAACTGGCCCATGCGAGACAGCATCGGGCGAGTCACCTACGCGCCCGGCAAAGACCAGCAACTGATCAACGGCAGCGTGCGCACGAGCGAATGGAACATGTGGCCCGGTTGGGGCACAGAGCCGAAGAAGGGCGACCACGCGCCGTTCGTGAAGCTGCTCAACCACATCTTCACAGGCGCGGACCCCGACGATCTCAAGTGGTTCACTCAGTGGCTCGCGTATCCGCTGCAGCACCCAGGCACGAAGCTCTTCACTGCCGCAGCGCTCGTCGGTCGCCATCACGGCACCGGAAAATCCATGATCGGCTACATCATGGGGCAGATCTACGGGAAGAACTTCACGCAGATCAAGCAAGCGGACATGGAAGGCA